ACCCTAATTCTTCCTCACACTCGCGCACTAATCCCGTCATCAATGTTTCTGATTTTTCTATCTTACCTCCTGGTAAACCCCAGTTGTTTGTGTTCTTGGGATCATTACGCAACAAATAAAGATATCTTTTTGTATTCTCTGCGTAGAAAAAAATTCCTGCACTTGTATTTTCCATATTATATCACTATGCTATAATCGCCTTCACCATACCAACCTTCATATGACTTAATCCATACATTGTCTGTAAATCTATATTGAATATTAGTAGTTAGATTAGTAACATACTCTACACTATTTGATGCCTCGCTGTCAAATGAAACAACCCATTTTCCTATATTTGATCTATATTCTACGATATCATTAGCATTGGCTATTAAATCTCCCCATGCTGTAGTAGGACTATTAGTGGCACCAATGTTTTCAACAATAAGATACCTACGCCCATTCACTGGTCCAGGCAATCCTGCGTTAGGTCCTGTGATTTGTGGATTGATGATACTATCTACTGGGCCCAAAGTATTTTGTGGTAATGTATCAGGGTCGATACTATAAATCAAAAATCTATCATCCATGGGATCAGGTACTATAGTACCTACTATTTCTGTTTCCATGTAGGGATTTTGTAACCAAATTTGTGAGATTCCAGGTTTTATCGTTCCATAAACATTCAATAAAGAAGACCAGTATATAGATGTGTTAGGGCTTTCAGGTTCTTCAATAGCTGCGTTGGGAGGATTAAATGCCACATCATTGGGTAATAATTGTAGCATGTTGTTTATTAGCAATACTTTATAACCATACGGAGAAATTTTTTGTCTCGTGCCCAATAATAAATCTTCATCTTGTATATCTTGCAGTGCTGATCCCCTATGTATCGATGCGATAACTTTATGTATCACACCCATTTTCTTAAGTTTTGCACTTGTGCTTAACCAAATTGGAATATAAAATTTCCAAGATAATACATCAATTGGATTTCCTGTGCCCTGAGGAATAGTACGACTACTAAATGTTAGTCCATCTTGATATACAACACTCAATGAGGTCCAATCAACAAAGTTGTCAGTGCTTTGAATATCTAATGCAGGGTTGAATAGTGTACCTAGTTGTTCGGTTAGTTCTAACTTTTGTTGATAGTTTGAGGACCAAAAATCAACTTGCAATCTAAGAGTATAAGGAACAGGCATTAATCGTTCAACTGTGAATGCTTGTCCCTGTGTAGTTTCATAATTTTGTGTATCAGGATTGTATGTGCGTTGTCTAACTTGCATCTTATCTACTAGAGTAGGTACCTGTGTTCTACGCTGATCATACTCTAACCCTGTGATATAATAAGTCAATAGTGGCGTGCTAGGCAAATTACTAGCACTATTATTTGCTATGATTGTGGCTGCTTGACGGCTACTATCACCGTACATTATAGGTACGCGAACAAAAATAGGATTGCCGTTAGGATCACGCCCCTTGGTTACATACCATTGAGAAAATATTTTAGCAAATTGAATTAAGAATCTGCGAATCTGTGCGTCATAGAAAGTATTGCGCCATTGGCTTTATCTCCTTTATCAGTACTTGTTAGTTATTTATCAGGAGATTTATGCTTCAGGCGGAATATCGTCAGGAGCAATAGTCAATATTTTAGATAGTGCTTGCGCCTGCGATACTACTTCGCCGCTTGTCAATACAGTGACATTACTATTGTTTATAAAACTTGATAATTGAGACTCATCATTTTCAGTAAAGCCTGTATCTGTGCGTACATTCTCACTGATTCTTATCCATAAATTACCATTCCACCTGTATAAAAGCTGAGGGAAGTAATCAATTCTTAAGAAATAATCGCCCACTTTTGGATTTTGTGGGAATGCTATACCTACTCCAGTAGGGAATCCGTTGGGTGCAGTACCATCACCTGTTAGATATCCTGTTAGATATCCAAAGCTTCTGGGACTACTACGAGCAATAAACTGGAATCTAGGATCGCAGTCAGCACGATAGTCCATAGTGTTGGGACCATAGGGTTCAGTACCAGTAAATCCTGGTGCTTCAGGATCTTGATCAGCAGTAGCATATGTATTGTCTGCTGTACCAAATGGGCCTAATATAATACCATTAGATTGTGCTACTACTACTTTTTCACCACTAACAGCGCCCGATCCTGTACTTGTTCTGTCAGGTGCTATTTCGTCTGTTTCTAAACTTAATGCTACGAAAGCATCTAGCGGATCACTCATACCATCCATATCAGCAGTCATATCCCAAATACTTTGTATTGCTTTTTTAGATACCTTGATTACAGGACTACTATTTTTGTAATTAGGATCCCGCATAAGCACCACTGTACCTACTACAGCACTTTGCCCCAATGGACTGGTTATAATGTTTATAGGAGGGGCGGGTTGATCAAATTTTCCCGATTTTACTCCATATGTAGGTACAACATATAAGTTACCTGTGTCATATCCTGATTTAGGCACTAATCTCTTTGCTTCTTCTAAAGCAGCATCATTAATGGCAATATTTTTGTTATATGTTGAAATGATATCGGATAATGTCCCACCATTAGGTATTTCTTTCCAGAATTCTGGGTCAGGTGGCGTTTTACCTATAGGAACTTCTTTTAGTGTTTCATATACTTTATCGCCATATTGAACTGTATATCCTGGGGGATATGTTTTATTTGGATCGTAATTACCTAGATAGTTATCTTCGTTGATAGGCTTGTTTAATATGTTTTGGTATTCTTGACTATTGACTAGTGGTTCACACTTGATACGCCACAAATGTGGATACCAAGTTTGGCTAAAACCTTCACTGGCATAGTTAGCATCGGTTATTTGATAAAATCTTTTTAATGCTACAGGTATCTTTTCATCTAGTGGATTATAATCTAGCAAATGAGGTAGTTCTATTACATCCCCCACCATCAATTTTCTAGCCATTATATCAATCATATCATTATAATGGACTGTGATAAAAATTACATCATTGTTTAAGAATAAACCAAATTGACTCAAATCAAAGTCTAAATTTTGTACATTATAATGACCTCTGAGTCTGTATATGCTTTGGTCATATACCCTATCCCTATTCTCCAAAAATAGCAAATCTTGTATTTTGGTAGGATCAGGCGAGTCATATTCTGGTTGCAAAAAATCGTTAGATGGGCCCGTATTGGCTGGACCCAAATATTTATGGATGTATAGATCAGTTGCCCCTGCGGTAAACATCTCCGAAATGGTACGGTCAAAAAACCTATAATCGTTTTGTTTATTGGGACGATATAATGACAATTTTGGCATATAGTTATTTATCGTATTTTATTGGTTAATAAAGTTTGACAATAAATAGGCACTCTGCTATAATAGCTGAATCAGTGAAATCATTTAGGATAACTATGCGCCGCAAATCTGCTACCCCCGTAAAAGCCTCAGTCCGCAAGACTCCGGTAACTATCAACCCCAACATCGCCAAGGCTCTATCTCCCAAGGATCCTGAAAGTCTTCGTATTGGTGGAGAGCCTGAGTTCAATGAGCAACCTCTAGAAAATGTTAGGTTCAGTACCCTAGCAACTTCACTACACTGGTATAACAGATTCTATGGTCGAAAAGACGCAAAAGACCTGATGATTCAGTATCTTGTCCATAATGGTAAGACTGCTGAAGCTAAGATCATGGGTAAGGTCGGTGATGAGGAATTTTCTATTCCCACTTTTGGTTGGCTAGCTAGGCTTACTATGCGTGGGCTGATTCTTACTGAAAAGGAACAAAAGAAACTTGACACTGAAGTGGCTAGGCTACTTGCTCCTATCGTCAAGGTAGAGTCTAACATTACTGGAAAGAAAAAAGTCAAAAGTGAGGTTTCTGTCCGCCCCAATGTTCAGGAGATCATGCGTGAAAAGGCGCGTGATGCAGGTGGTGAGCTTGAAGGTGTTATGGATGACTTCAACCTATCAGGGGCCAAAGCAAGTACTACAGCGGATGCGGTAAGTTTTCTCACACGATATAATGTGCTTCCCCAGCATACTTCGATTATTACTGATGCTTGGAAACGCAAACTTGCAGAATATGAAGAAGTACTAGAGGGCAAAGACCCTCAGCTAGTACAGGCGTATTCGCATCTTACTAAAACTCAAGTCAAGAATACTATCAAGTTTATTGAGTCTATGCTGGCTAGTATCAACAGCTACATCAGCAATAAGAAGGTCAGTAAAGCCCCGCGCCGCCGCAAGGCAGTGCCTCCTGAGAAGGTGGTAGCAAAACTCAAGTATCTCAAAGAGTTTAAGGATGAGAAACTGAAACTAAATCTAGTCTCGGTGCATCCTAAAACTCTGCTCACTGCTAGTGAGGCTTGGGTGTATGATACGGCCAAGCGTAGGATGCATCACTTCATGGCGGATGATCTGGCAAAAACCTTCTCTGTCAAGGGGAATACTCTGCTAGGATTCGATACGCTAAAGAGCGAAGTAAAGACCCTGCGTAAGCCTACTGAACAGATTAAAGAAATTGTAGGCAGCAAACCCGCAGCCCGCAAATTCTTCAAAGATATCAAGGCTGTGGCTAGTTCGCCTAACGGCAGGTTCAATGCTGATATGGTAATTCTAAAGGCTTGGTAATGAAGTTATACATAGCCGTTCTAGATGAGTTTCCCGATTATATGACACCTACCTTGGTAGCGCATAGTATGCTAGGGGCTCATTTATTTTTCACAAAATTAGAACATACCAATTTCTACGCTGAGTGGTTAGCTGACTCATTCAAAAAATGTGTAGTACGGGTGAATCAAAAAGAATTTGACAAAATTGCGGCATTACCTTTTACCTATCTAGGGCATGAAAATAATACACTTGATGGTAGAAAGACTTGTGCGATACCACCACCTCTACCTAACGAGTATCTACCTAATGTTCTTAAATTTGCTAAACTTTGGGAACCAAAATATAAGGAAAACACATGAATAAAAATATTGATTTAAACAAGTACTCAGCATTTGTAGAGGCTGTAACTAGCGAAGCTAGTAATGATTTAACTACATTTATCAAAAGACTAGAAAAGATAGATGATAACTATGATGTTACAACACATACACATGGTCCTGATATCAATGTACCTCTACTCTTAACTGCCTGTCTTGGACTTGCAGCAGAAGCGGGCGAATTTATCGAAGTGCCCAAGAAGATTTTTTTTCAAGGCAAACCCTTAACTGAGGAAGCGGTCTTTCATATGGTCAGGGAGTTAGGTGATGTGATGTGGTATTGGATGAATGCATGCCGCGCACTGAACCTTGATCCTAACGAAGTGATCGCCGAGAATGTGCGTAAGCTAGAGTCACGCTATCCTGGCGGAACATTTGATGCTCATTACTCGGAGAACCGCAAAGAGGGTGATCTATAATGGATCTAAGACCTCCCTTTTAATATTCTTGCAGGAGAAACCCCAATCAGTAAGTTCCCAGATAAATAAGTAATAATGGGTAATATACTATGGCAGCTAATCCTCTAAACACACCTAACGGAATGACTCTAGATGAGTTAAAACAAGCTATGTTTGAAAATATACAATACCGACTAGGTGGTGGTATTGTAGATTTAGAAATAGATCCAGGACATCTAGAAGCCGCTTACAATTACGCAATTAAAATATATCGTCAACGGGCCCAGAACGCCACAGCAGAATCATATACACTAATGACCGTAGTGAAAAATATTGACACTTATACATTGCCTCAAGAATTCATCAATGTTAGATCATTATTTCGTAGAACTGTAGGATTAGAAACAGGTCCAGGAGCTTCGTCATTTGATCCATTCAGCAGTGCTATCCTTAATACTTACCTACTAAATTATAACTACGCAGGTGGTATGGCAACTTATGACTTTTATG